GCCATGGGTGCCAAGCAACCACATTTCACTTAGTCTTTGTCGTAGCGACAGCTTGAGGGTAAATGATACGGTTAGAGAGTTCACGAACCCTGTTGTCCATGATCAAGTCAGAACTAGTAAAGAAGGGGATAATTGAGCCGGGAGGCGGAGGGCGCGCGAAGTCAAACCCTATGTTGTCGGGAGTGAGCTTAAGAGCGTAGCTCTGGAGCTCCCGAATGTGCCTATCAAGACGGGGATCATCTTTGCCCTGGATGATGTTGAGTGCAATATGCTCCACGAGGTCAACAACGGCGGGATTGTTAGCATCGAGCCAAGAGATACACTCACGAATGTACCCGGCGGCCGCCTTGTTGGTCTCCATAGTGTCGTATAGGAGCCCAACCCAGCGCATACGGTAATACGCCATAACCCTGAGGTTGTCTTCGGCAGAGCCGTCAGAAAAGGGAATGTTCGTGGCTCTCCCCAGCCGAACCCAATAGTCTTGGATGGGACGATAAGGAACAATCTCTGGCTCACCGGAGGTGGGCAGGAAGATGAAACGCCTCTGGAGGAAAACGACCCCCTCCCGGAGTATACCTCCACTGGCTGCTGGGAGTGTGAAAAAGTAATCATTCTCCTCAGTGACAGGTCCCGCTTTGATGGTCACATCAAAGTACTTCCTGAAGAAGTAGCGCTGACGCGCTAGGCACAAGGGGGACTCGAGAGGGGCCGTACACACACCATCATCTCCTTGAACCTTGGCAAACACACAAGGGTCAGAAAGAAGAGACGCGAGGGGGTATGCAGGTGTGTGACGGGGCTTCCCCACAGGATCACTTCTCCTAGTAGCGTAGTCCGTAGGGAGAGGAGCGTCCGGATCGCCTCCTAACGACTCCCACAGGACATAGCACTCCCACATTAGCATATGGTAAAGAGTGTTCCAGTTGGCGGTATCATACTCGCCGGAGAAAAGCTGCCCAATGATGGTGCGCCAATACCCAATCCAAGAACAGATATGAACAGTACTACCAGACACGAGAGCGGCCCACAGGAGACAAGTCACAATGTAGAGAGCGAAGTAAGCAGGATCCTTGTCGCGCTTGAAGGCCAAGAGGGCAAGCATGGCAACCACCGTGAGCATGGACGCCTTGAGGGAATGGTCATACTTGCTGCAGTCATAGTGCCAGAAACGGTGACGGCGGCGGCAAGACCCCTTGGTGGCATGAAAACTATGAGCAAAGAGTAGAGCCCCGCCGCCTCTCCAATTGGTACCGATGCCGTTGGTGTACTTGCCCTTCATCCAGTCGTAGAATGGTGCCGAAACCCACTTATCCAAGAGCACCTTAGACTCGGGAGGGATCATAAAGGTACGGAACTTCTCAGGTTCCCCTGGCTTCGGGCGATCGGAACCGGCCCTATATTCCAACTTGGTAGAGAGTTTGTAGAGAAACAGGCACAAGCGGTCGGGATCTATGTCTTTGCCGGCAGCAAAATCGTCGGCCAGCTGCTCCCACAACATCGTGTTCTCCATGCATGAAACAAATTGCATCTGCTCCTTGGTGTACGACTGGCTGCCATAAGAAATCGGTTCCCCGTCTCTCCTCTCAATCTTGCCCTGATATATGCCTGCCTTGTTCATGAACGGAAGGACTATAGCCATAAAGGACTTCATATTCCCGACCTCGACAGCAACAGCAAGGTCTGTGCTGTAGCCGCTCCTGGCAAGGACTCGAACGATTGCTGTGGCGAGAATATCCTCTGATATAGAGACAGATAACCTAGGGTTAACCATGAGCGCTAAGGACTTGAGTATACCGTCCTCACTTCCTGAAATGAAGGAGCTTTCATACTCCCTGCGGGCCCCACCACCAGTCGGAAATCGGGTTTCGACTTCGTCATACATCTGGGTTATCCAGTCAGGAGGGGTTGGTTTCAGAGGGAGACCAAGCCCCACCCTAAGAGGTGGATGGATCTGAGTAGGAATAACATTCTTACTCATGATGAGGCCCGCCAGCACTTTTAAACGGTCAAAAGTAGCGGAGTCCAAATGAGCAACTTCAGGATCGAGGGGATTTCCCCGCATCTCGAGCTCTATCTGCGAGTTCTGAACAGAGGCCACGTAGAACCGCTCAGCAAGGGTGACAAGGGCGCGGAGCTGGGCGCGGACAACATTACCCCCCTCTACAGGACTGACCACAACGGGATGAGGGTCATCGGGGCCAGGAGCACCACGGACAGGCTGGGCCGGAAGAGGGGAAGACGAGTGACTAGGAGACTTCCTCATGCCGCGTGGTGCGCGAGGTAGGGTGACTGAAAAACGTGGTCCGTTGGTCCCGTCGTCACCGGGTCCGCCAGGAATGAAGACGCTGGACTTGAAGAAAGTGAACACGCAGTCGGGACTTCCCGAAGCAAGCTGGTCCGCAGTGGTCTGGGTGAAATAGAAGACTTTTAAGAGCTCAAGATACCGACCCTCAGGGAAGAGACGCCCGAGGTACTTAGCCAAGGCACGGATTTGCCCTATGGGAAGACCTACTCTCCCGTTTCCCAGGTGACTCTCAGTGAATGTTAGCCCGGCAGGGCTCACACCCTCGAACGGTCTGGACGCAATCGCGCCCTGGGGGACCGGC